TAAATGATGAATTGATTTTTTTTCTACATCAATATCCAAACTATCAGCCGCCATTTTACACCGAAAATTTTTGAAAACATCGCTTTTTAATGTTATTTCTATTTTGGTCGGTATCATTGAACTATTTTTACTTGTAAATTTTCGCCCATTAATTTATTATACCATTCTTCGCATTCTTGTTCGTTGGTAAATTCTATGTTTAAAAACCAACTATCCGCCATTGCTTCGCGATTGTCTTGGGGAATTTCATCTTCAAATATTTTTAATTCTTGTTCTGTAAAACCCCAATCTTTTAATTCGTTTACTTCAAATTCATTTGCAAGAATTTCAAAATCAAATTCTCCTGTATTTTTATTCAATCTTACATTCAATTCTCGCTCCTGGTCTCGGGTTAATTTTAGTTCTACCGTTGGCACTTTGTCCATGCCTATTCCTTGCGCTACTTTTAGGCGTTGGTGTCCTCCGATTATAATATCTTTCCTTTCAGGGTGCTTGTTTATGATTGCAGGGTCAATAAATCCAAACCTTTTGAGGCTTGCTTCAAGGTCTTCATGCTGTTTCTCGGTAAGTGTTCGCGGATTGTATTCGGATGGTATTAAATCCGCTATTTTGCGCTCAACTATTTTCATTCCAAAGGTCACCGATATAGGCGTCAATCATTTCGGCTGTCGTTAATATTGTTTTGCCATCGAACCAAAAGTCGCCAAAACATTTAATTCCTTTTGTGTCTTGCCATTTGAGGATTTTTTTTACTTCCCTGGCTTCTTCTTTTTCATTCATTTTTAAGGTATTTTTCGATTAATTTCTCATCGTTGATATGGTCGTTTTCGATCTTCCAAATATCAGTACCTACATGAACAGCATTTTGATTGTTTAGCCATTGGACAAATTTTAAAAGGTCTTCTTTTGGATCTGTGTCAAACATTTGTAGTGATTTTAGTGGTTGGTCAAATGGTGGTTCATAAATTGGGTGGTGCATTGTGTTTTTATGCAAAGATAGCGATTATCTTAATACGTCCAAATGCTGACGGGTGCTGCGCCTGAATAACCGATACCTAAATGAACAAAGTTCTTTTTTCGGTTTATTCCTATGCGAGTAAATCCTACTTTGATTGCGGCTTTTACCAGTTTAAAGGTGTATTCACCGCCTTGTGACTTTACGTCAACTGCTGCCCCGTAGGTGTGTTCACCTGGCTTGTCTTTGGCGGCTTCTATTGGGTGTTCAGGACTGCGATAGCTTGAATTTAAGCTAATCGGAAGTCCTAATTCTTCTCGTGTGTCATCCAGCATAGATAACAGGGTTTTATCCATCTTATCAAAGTCGCTGAATTCTGATGGTTTAAAGTATTTCATTTTCCCTATTAATCTCTTTTCTATGGTACAATTTTTTTCCTTAATACGTCTTTTCGTCTGTTACTTCAATTTCATAATGTCGTGAAAGGTGGTCGCCCAATGCTAATACATAGCTTATTCCGTTAGGGTTTACGCTTATTTCAACTACCATTCGCTCCATCTGTTCAGGATCGGTTCTTAAAAACACAAACGTCCCGATATTGAACTTAGGTCGGGCGTGTTGGTATTCAACCCTTATTTTTTGCTGGACTTCCATTCTTAAATATAGCAATAATTTCGGGAATGAAGGTAACTAAAAAGCCAATGATTTTTAGAATTAGCCCAATGTTGTACCACTTTAATTTCGGAAAAGTCCCGTCCTGTTTTAGTATTTCAGTTGTAAAAAAATTTATCAATTCTTCCATTTTGCGGATTGCCTCTCTTGACTGATTTAAAACCGCTTCCAGGTTGGATTTTTCCTTTAACAACCCTTGGATTTGCTTTTGTAAACTGGTGTTGTCGGACAACCTGGTTTCCTGTTCTTTTTTTAGTTTGGCTTGTAAGGTAGATGTCATTCCCTGTTCCTTTCTTAACAAGGCGTCAACTTCCTTTGCCGATTTGTTGGCTTGGATTAATTCGGCTTCTAAAACTTTGGCGGCTTTTTTCATTGTTGTTGATTTAATAGGGCTTGCATTGCTCCTTTTGCTTCCCTTATTTGTCGATTTCCTTTTATAATTTCAGCCAATCCATCGCTATAATTTCGGATAAGGCTATCAACGTCTATTCCCGGTGGCTTTGGAAGTTGGTTTAAATGCTCTGCAATGGTTGATAGATTTTCGGTTGCATCCTTTACCTGGTTGGTTCGGTTGTCAATTCCCTGAAATAGTTGGTTTAGCTTTTGCTTGATTTGTTCCTGCTCCATATTGCTTTTAGATGATTAATTACATTGAAATATCTGCTGAAAATTACTGTACTGAATAAAGCAAATACAGCATATTTAATTCCGCTTCCTGTGTCAACTATGTTTTCAGCCATTGCCGCTATTAGGAAGGCTAAAAATGCCCCTATTAATGCCCTGCCTAATTCTTGTGAAAGGAAGTAAATTAACAATGCATAGGCTATTACTATTAAATCCTGGATGTGCTGTTCAATTTCACCTGTATAGATTAGGTTTATGTGATAAACCAAAAAATGAAATACAACAAGTGAAAATATTAGAAAATTTTGCCGTTTCATTTTTTTAGTTCCTTTTGGCATCAAAAAATTACTTTGCTTGCTGTTTTAATCATCCACCTTGTGACTGATGTGGCTATTATCGTGATTGTTAGCTTCTTTTTGATCTGCTTATTTTCTTCTTCTGAATGTCCGTTGGTTCTTATTTTTAAATCATCCACTAATTGACAAAATTTGTCAACTTGAATTTCAGCTTTTTTGTAGCGGTTCATTACATAAGTTTACTACGAACTTCCAATGCATCTGTTGCCTTTCCCGCAAATTTTACCAGCTTTTTATATAGGCTTTCAACTCTCAAAAATAGGAAAATTACAGCCGTTGTTAATGTTCCAATCATTGCAGCCATCGAATAAAATAAAAACTCGCACCCTTCAGGAATATATTTAACTGCTTCAATGTCCATGAATGCGAAATTACAATTTATAAAGTGTCCCCGATTTCTATTTCAAAATATAGCTTCATGTTTTTCCAAAATGTGGTGTCTGCCCACATTGACGAATCTGCTTTTTGTTCATAGGCATTCATTTGCTCAACCAGAGTATCCATTTCAATTTCCTGTCCGGATATGCTCGAACAAAACAATAATATCATTACCAATTTTTTCATTTTTTCTTAATAGTTCATTGTTTTCTTTAATCGCTGCCGATGCTTCCTGGTAGTCGTCTTCCAGGATTAATAGGTGCTTTTCATTTTCTTCTGATAATTCACACCTTTCGGATGCCTGCTCTACTCGATAATCTAATAGTGCCCCTGTGCCTAACGATCCACCACCTGCGCCCAAAGCTCCTGAAATAATTGGAATTATAATTGCTTTATTATCCATTCTCAAAAGTAGGTATTATTAATTGCTAATATTTTTTGCGGATCAAAATAATTCTAATTGTGATTTTTCAGCAATTACGCTTTTTAGATTACTTTTTGCAGCCTGAAAATAGCTTTCTTTTAATTCAAATCCCAATCCTTTACGGTTCATTTTAACGGCTTGGTATATTTCGCTGCCAATTCCCATGAATGGCGTAAATACTGTATCTCTCTCATTGCTCCAAAGTGCAACGCATCGTTCAATCACTCCTATTTGAAGTGGACAAATATGCTTTTCATCTTTTTCCATCGTTGCATTCCTCCAACCATTTAATACATCCGTTCGCCTTATGTCCATCCATACAGGACTTGCCCACTTTTGCCAAGTATCTAATGGGAAGTTATTTGCGTTTAATGATTTTATAGGTGTCCAATCTTCTGTATTCCCCTCCCATTTCCTGAAAATAGTAATATATTCCGGCATTCCTATTCCTGTATAACTGCTATCACTTTTAATTGTCTTATACAAAAGTCGTTGTGTTTTGGTTCGTTGCATCTCCAGTACAGGATCAGTCCAAATGGTGATTTTTGAATGGTATTTGAAACCTGCCGCTTCCATTGCTCGATGATATTCTCCGGTGAAATCGTGCATTCCTGAATATCCTGAACTTCCTTTATATTTTGCCAAATCCTTTGAATGTACTGCGACTAATCGTCCCGGTTTTATAATTCGATAAAGCTCCTTTAAAAGGTATTCCGTTTGCTCAAAAAACTGATCATTTGAAACACAATTCCCCATATCCCTAATATTATCTGAATAGGTAAATAATGTTGAAAACGGAGGGCTAAAAACACTAAAATCAATACTATCCGTTTCAACGTCTTTGATTAATTCAACACAATCTCCCTGAATTAAATGATAGTCATCTGTTTTTACTTCGATCTTTTCGTAGTCTGATTTTAGTTTAATTTCTTTCATGTTTGCATATTTTACGGTTTTGGTCATTAAATTATCGAATGCTTCTTGTTTTTCGCGAATTGTACCGATTACATTTTGCATTGTATCGGTTGTGATTAAATAGATATTAACTTGGTTCTTTTGCCCGAAACGATACGATCTTCTAATTGCTTGGTATAATCCTTCAAATGAGAAGTCAAGACTTGCAAATATTTGATTATTGCAGTTTTGATAATTCAGCCCGAATTGGGCAATCTTCGCTTTTGTAATTAATACCCGAAAGTCATTGTTTGCAAATCCCAAAAGATGCTTTTCTTTTATTTCAGGCTTGTCATTTCCTCTTACTTCTACTGATCCTGGAATTAACTTTTTAATATAATCTGCTTCCTCATTTTGTTTAACCCAAATTATAAATGGTTCGGTTGAATTATTTGCTAATTCAGCTGCTTTATTCAATCGCTCAACTTTTGACCTTCTCAATTCCTGATTGAAATTGGTTGCATTTACTGATACATCATTAAATAATTTCCCATTTTCCGCTTTGTAAGTTTCAATTTCAAACTCTTCCATATTTAACGGTGGAAGGTCATATCCTTCACCTTCAAACCCTATATCTTTTGGCGTTCTTAATACGGTTGACCAACTTCCAATCCATCCAAAAAAATCAATTTCAGCATGACCTTTCAACCTATAATTATTCATTCCTTCATCCCTAACAAACCATCGCATTCGCATATCGGGTGCTTCCATGATATTTAAAAACTCTGAATGGTTACCAATTTCATTCAGGTCATTTGGTGCAGGTGTAGCGGTGCAAGCAAGTTTATAAGGTGTATTTGCAAATTGGTCAATGATCAAATTTTTGTATTTTCCTGTGAAGTTTTTTAAAATACTCGATTCGTCCAGGACAATCCCGCTAAAAATATCCGTTGCAATATGCTCCATCTTTTCATAATTCGCTATCATCAGCATCGGCAAATGATTTACCGTTGCCATTGCTTCATTTCCTTTGCTCCATCGCTCTATTTCAATTCCGAATTTCGCGCCCTCCTGAATTGTTTGCCCTGAAACTGCCAATGGGCAAAGTATCAATACTGGCTTTTTGGTTTTAATCGCCACCTGGAGCGCCCATTCAAGTTGCATTATCGTCTTTCCTGTGCCGCAATCTGAAAATATTGCATATCGTCCTGCTTCAAGTGCTTTTGTTACGCAATGTTTCTGAAAAGGAAATAGATTATCATTTAGTTTTTCAGGTGTGAAACCTGACTTTTGCAGTTTGGTTTGCTTGCTGGCAATAAATTCATCGTAGGTCATTGTGTTTTGTGTTTTATTTGTGCAAATATAGTGTTTATTTTTATACCTTTTGTCTTTTATTTTATCAAAATCAATTTTGCAGTTTCACCTTCCGTTAGTTCCTCAAATGTGGCTTCGGTTATTCTCCATTTTAGCCTCCATAAATCCGTTGCAAATCCTTTCACTTCAATATATTCTATTATGCCGTTGGTCAATTCAGCGCGAAAGTCTATGTAATAAGTGCAAATCTTTTTGTCTTTTACTTTTAGTCTAAATGGGTGCTGTCGTGTCCATTGTTTGACTTCTCCTGCCTTAATTCTCCAATCTAATTCCATTGCGTAGGCTGCTTCTTTTTTGCTGTGATAGGTGTAGCCATTATAGGTCGCTCTTTCAGCGTTAAACTTGTTTCGCTTTGGATAACTTCTAAATGGCTTCAAAACATATTCATCAAAAATTCTTCCTCCCTGTGTTGATAGCTAAAATCAGGCATCATTATCTGCTCGGAAAGTCTGCCGCCTGGTTTCCTTTTTCTTGGTTTGAAGTTTATATCTTTTGAAAAATACCATAGTCGACAAACCTTCCATCCGTCCTTTATACTTTGCCAAATTTGGTGATAGCTTGCGGTTGTTTCTTTTTCGGCTTCTGCTATGCTTTTAAATTCCTTTATCATGTCCCCATCTGAATTGAATTGATAAACTGCCATGCTTTTAAATTCGTGCTTTGTTTAATAAATTACCACTACAATTAGCATTATTAAAAATGCTACCCATATCCAATATGGGTGCTTTGGTTCTTTGGCTGTGTTTCTGATGGTGTCCCAATTGTGGTTCATATTAGTTGTTTTTAGTTATTAAATGTGCTTCGACTATTTCTTCATTTTCACGTTCTAACATTAACGGGTTTTCTTCGGTGGTGGCGTTCATCCATTCCAATAAATCCACTAAACTTTTTCTATTTGAACGCTGTGCATATCTTAATACTAACGCCCGCTGCTCATATCCTATCCCCATTTCGATTAGGTAGGTGTCAACTGTTTTGTTTTTTCTCCTAAGTGTTTAGCTTCTTTAACAATGTATTGTGTATTTTAATTCGAGCTTTAGTCGTTCTATTTCAGTATTAGCCTTATCAATGTAGTGGTTTAATCTCGCTATTCTGTTTCCAACCCAAGCAGAATTATCCAAGCAATCTTTCGCCCACTCATTCATTTTCGATTTTTTATACCGCTTAGAATTATCTCTACCATTCACTTCTTTTTTCAACTTCCTTAGTTCTGAAATACCTTTTCTAAGTTCTACAATCCTGTTTATTTTTTCGTCTTTTGTCATTTCAATATCATGCTATTTCCTTTTTAGTTTGATTTGATAATTGAGTTGCTTCTTTAATTGGCTTGCTGACTATTCCTAAGCGTTTAGTGCGGTTGCGATTGTTTGTAATTGCTTGCGCCTAAATTCTCGCGTTCTGTCTTGTTTTATTAGTTCGGTGTTGACCTTTTGCATCGTTGTAATCGTGTTCAATTCCTTTTCTGTCAGTTCGTTTCGCTCCTTTTCAACTCCCGCCATTTCACGAATTATATTAGCTTCATTTATGTAAAGCGTGAAAGGTGGCTTACGGTTGTATAGTTGAATATACTTGTCTAAAATGCAAGCGGTCATTTGATTGTAATAATCACCGGCATCGTTTCGGCTTTGAATAAGTCCATCCAAAACGTAGTCTATTACAATGCTTTTAAATTCAACGGATAGCCACATGGCAAAGTCAATAAATAATTTCGGGTGCATCCATGTTCCAGCTTTATCACCTTTGCCCCTTATCGCTTTTAGCGGTTTATTAATGCCTTCTTTTTCTAATTGTTTTACGAATTCCTGAACCGATGAATTATTTTTATAGTTCTGTAATTGCTTTTTTTCTCCAGTTGTTTCGTTGTGTCTAATTAATAGCGTATTTGCGCTAAAATATCCGTCAGCCGTTCTTTGCATAAATCCGTTTGCCCGTTTCATTATTTGGTTTGTTTTCATAATTAATTACCTTTTGCTGTTTTTCAACGGTCAAAGGTAATTAATTTACAATGCAATTATTATAATTAAGCTATTTTTTTCAACATTCTTCATTTACAGGCAATGTAATATTCAAAAATTCGGCTGTCCAAATGCTGATCTTTGTCAGAAATTCTGCAAATTCTTCAATGTTTAATCCGCTTGTTGATCGCGCTATTTCTATTATATTATTCTTTTCATCAAGCGTGTAAAATCCGTCATCGTCTAAAATCTCTTCTCTCAAAAATTTCCATTTTAATATTTCTTTTATCTTGTGCGTATCGTCTCCGGTGAAGTCGCCAATTATCTTGCACCATCCATGAAGCGTTCTGTTTTGGCGGTTGGTTCGGTTGTCTTTCCACTTCTTAACAGTCAATTCTATTTCCTGCCCGTCAAATTGCCGTAATGCTTCCTGCACCTTTCCAGGATTTAGAACAAATTTCCCGTTTTTAAATTCTGTTTTTACTGATAGTTCCATTTTCTATTTCCTGGATTGCTTTAAAAATCTGAAATGCTACTTGTGGCACTATTGCATTGCCGTATGCTTTTATGCTTTCGTTTCTCCATTTTGGAAAGGTAATAGAACCCAGTTTTTTGGGTATCCCATCATTTCTTCCACGAAGAGGGGGTTCAGTTGGGAAGTTTTCCCACCCGAATCCCTCACTCTCTTCGGTATGCTGTCTTGTTTTCTCTTCCCCGTGTTCTTCCCTGGGTGATCGCTTGCATTCGGTGTTGGAAGTAACCCTTTCTGCTGTAGTTCGTAAAATGCTTTCTCCGTGTCGTGATTGCTTTCCGGGTTTATCATTCCTCCCCGTTCCCCGAATGATGCAGTTATTGTTGGCAACAAACCAAACTCTGTCCCTTCTATGTGGCGCATTGACGGAAACAGCTGGAAGTATAAACGGTTGTACTTCGTACCCTTCAGCTTCCAAGTCAGTTTGGATTTCATGGAATACCAATCCCCCATTCCAACTAACAATTCCACTAACATTTTCCCCCACAACGTAGCGCGGCTGAATTTCCCGTATTGCTCTAAGCATTTCCGGCCAGAGATGGCGGTCATCTGCTGTTCCAAGTCTTTTTCCTGCGTGGCTGTACGGTTGGCAGGGAAATCCTCCTGAAATAATATCAATTGCTGCATGATATTTTTTAAAATCTGTTTTTGTTATGTCGGTAAAACATTCGGCATCAGGCCAATAATATTTTAAAACCCGTTGCCCAAATTCATTCCATTCACAATGAAAGACGTTCTCCCATCCCATCCATTCAGCGGCTAAGTCAAATCCCCCTATTCCTGAAAATAGCGAACCGTGTTTCATTGTTTATTCTCATTATAAACTTTTTCCGCTGCCTTTTTTGTGGCGTGCCTGGATAGCGTTGTAAAATATCCGTGTTTCTTAATCCTGGCTATGTAATCCCCTGCACCCGTTTTAAATACGCCTTCTTTGTATGCCCAATCCGTGACAAATCCTTTCTTCCTTTTTTGGATCATTGCAAATTCCGTGTACTTCATTGCTGTTTTTAAAGCGTTCTAATCAACTTTGTTTTTCAATGGCACATTCACCCGTCAATTGGAATTGATCGCGTTAAACCTGCTAAAATTAGCCCTATGAGTACAACTACTATTAATGCCCACCAACCGATACTTGAAATGATGTTGAAAATATTCGGCTTCATATTTTTCCAAAATTCATTACCCTCTTCCCCATGTAGCTTGCAGAATGCGTAATACATCAGGCACGCGGGTGCATAAAATAAATGAAACAAAATTGACTTTCCTAAGTTGGTGACTGCTTTTAGTGTTTTCATAATAGTTGTATTTGATTTTATAATAAAATAATTTCTGCTTTTTTAATTAGTTCATGTATCTTTTCTGATGGCCTTTGCTGTACTTCGTAGGGTTCGGGTTCTTCTTGATGTTCATGGAAATAGTAAGTGATTGGTTCATGATCAAAGCTTTTATCAATTCCATCAACTATAAATATTCTTGCTCCATGTCTGAACTTACTGCCCTTAATTAGAACGTGATTAAAATGGTATACTATCGGGCGTTGTTTGGTCATAATCTTTAAATCGTGTGTATTCTTTGTCAAAATGAATTCTTATCCCGAAGTCACCATTTGCTAATGCTCCGTTCCTGTTTTTAGCGATCATTAATTTGGCTGCTCCTTCTGTGCTTTCGTTGTTTCCATCTTCTAAAATGCCGTAATATTCCGGTCGGTAAAGGAACATCACAATGTCTGCATCCTGTTCAATGCTTCCGCTTTCGCGCAAATGGCTAAGTTTTGGTATTTTATGTGTTTCCTGTTCAACTGCTCGACTAAGTTGGCACAATGCGATAACAGGAACTTTCAATTCTTTGGCTATCTCTTTTAGCGTTCCTGATATTTCCGTTATCTCCTGCTCCCGTTGGCGTTTGTCGCCTTTCATTAGCTGTAAGTAATCCACAAATATTAGTTTAACCCCTTCCTTTCTTACCATCACTCGCGCCCTGTTCCTGAATTGGTTTATGTGAAGTCCTCCGGTATCATCTACAAATATCGGAAGGTCTAATGGTGCATCCTTCATCATTTTTATTTCATCGTCTAATAATCCACCTTGAAAAAACTTCCTAAGTTGAAGATGATAATGGATCGACTTCATTCTTTGCGCTACCTGAAGTGCTGACATTTCTACGCTGAACATTCCAACCGAATAACCTTGCTTTGCTGCGTTCATTGCAAAGGCTATCATTAATGCGGTCTTTCCCATGCTTGGCCTTGCTGCAAGTATTATTAAATCGGTCTTTTGCCATCCTCCGGTGCGTTGGTCAATGCCCCTAAATCCTGAACTAATGCCGGTGGTTTGCCCGCTGTTGAATTGTTCAGTTACCTTTTCATCGTGTTCAATGCTTTCTTTAAATACTTCATCTAAGCCGGTTGTGGTGCGTTGTATGTTGTTTTCAATTAGGTTGGTTAGGTTGGTTTGTGCGGCTGCAATTAGTTCAAAGGCATCGTCTTTATTGCCTACTGCGGTTTCTATTTTTTGCCCGACTTCTAAGGCTGATCGCTTTAGATATTCCTGAACTAATATCCTGGCGTGATATTCAATGTTCGCGCTGCTGGCTATTCGGTTGCTTAATGTGGAAATATAATATGCACCACCTACCGTTTCAAGTTTGTTCTTTTTTCTTAATAGTTGTGATACCGTTACAATGTCTGCACATTCCTTTTTCTTTTCCAGTTCTTTGATTGCTCTGAATATTTCTGAATTGCCTTTGTAAACGAAATGGTCAGGCTGAAGGAAGTTTATTCTTTCGTCTATTCCTTCCAGTAGGATCGCTCCTAATACGGTTTGTTCAAGTTCGGGTGCTGATGGTATCATAATTTAATCATTGGTTTGTGTTCGGTTTCCTTCATGTGAATAATCGTGTTATTTAGTTTTGACTTCCAGCGAATTATTTTATTATCTAATCCATCCTTCCAGTCGTTTTCAATCCAGGCATCATATTTTAACCCGTAATGTAAAGGATCAACTTTTTTGTTTTTAGATATTCCATAATTTACAAATTCTTCGCGTGTGGGTATATCTTTTTTTTCTTTTTCATTATCAGTTCCATTTTCATAAACCTTTTCCTTTTCCTTTTCCTTTTCCTTTTCGGGTTTTTTGGGTTCGGTTGGGTTCGGTTGGGTTATTTGGGTTTCCAATAAACCCATTGGGTTATTTGGGTTCGGTTGGGTTTCTTTGGGTTTTTTAGGTCTTCCACCTTTCATTCCATTCAGTCGGTTTGCATCGCACCTGGTTTCCCATTTTTTTAGGTCCAGTTCAAAATGCGTTTTCATAAACATAAAAGCCATAAAAACAGGTGACGTTTCTTCGGGCTGTGTTCCGTTGATATGGTATTGAAAAATTGCATCTAATAGCCTGCCTTTGGTTTCTAAGTCCAACCCTTTAATTGGTGGGTAAAAAGAGTTATAAAGTATAAATGATTGTTTTCCCTCCACGGCACAAATATATTAAGTTTTTTTAAACAAGTGTTTTGAAAAAAATATTACTTGGTCAGCCCTAAGTAATTGAATAATTTGTTTTTTGATTTAACCGATAACGGCCTGTGCCCGTTCAAAATATAGCTAAGATAAACCCTGCTAATACCAACCTTTTCGGCAACATGGCCTTTTTTTACGCCAAAGGTTTTTATCATTGAATTGATTTTATCTAAATCGGTGGCTGTGTTGTTCATCGCTTGCAAATGTATAATTATTTATTTACTCACCTTTTCAATTCTTCAATACTTTTTAATTCTGACTGTGGAACAAAAAAAGCAGGTCGACCTGTTCCAGGGTCTTCCCAATACTTGTCCTGCTTCCCATCCTTAGCTAATATCCATCCTTTAATTTTAAACTTTGGAGCTTTACCCATTACTAAAATACATACCCTATTATCGTCATCTTTTGGGTGTAGCCTCAATCTTTTTTTTTCGACATCAACCGTTCTTACTTCTATTAAAAATCTTTCTATATTTACATCAACCGCTAAAAAATCATCCATATTACCACTCCAAAACACATTGAAAAACTTAGCTACTGCCATTTCACCACAAGCTCCTTCAATATGATCTCCCCACCGATCAGGATTATTTTCACTTCCATAACTATTAAATCTGCCTCTTAATTTATTTTTCAGTAATCTAAGCATTCCAATTAATGCAGCCTGAAGAAATTCAGTAGGTGTTAGTTCTATTTTTTTCATTCTTTTTTTTTAACAGTTCAACCGATAATGCTACAACTTCTAATTCGGTCATTTCTTTTAACTGATGCTTCAGCTTTGCGGTGATCCGCTCCAAGTCCTCAATGGACTGATCTATTTGTAAGTCTTTAAGAGTCATAAAAAAGAAGATAAACTATTAACTGCAAATCGTTTTCTATCTTCAATCGGTGCTGTTATCCCAAGTGTCTGATATTCGTGGCATCACAAAAAACAATAACCTGAATCACAGTTATCAAATAGATCTCCCTGGTTCTCCCCAAAATCTACTTCGCTTATCGCCTTACAACTCCGGTGAAGAAAGATAGGTTGTTGGATTCCTCTCTTGGTGGAGTTCCTGATCTGGTTATCTACCTTTACTATTGCTTTCCATTCTTCTGGGTCATTCTTTTTGATGTCTTTCCAAGTAGAGTCTCCGTGATAAGGACAAAAGGTACAACTGCTCTTTGGTGGAATCTTAAATCCGTTTTCTTTTAACCAGGTTATTACTCCGTTTCGGCTCATGGCTCGTGGCCAGTCTATAAGCCTCTTCGATGGTGTCTCTACCGAAGAAGCATACTGACAAAAGGGATAGACCATTGTTCTCCACTTCTCTTGGGGAACTTTCATCCTCATGGCTTCATCTGTAGTTATTCCTATCCATACATTAATTGGCTTCCATCGTTGTCGTGGCTTTAGGCCTAACAACTCTCTCATCTTAGCATCCACTACCATTATCTTGTATTCGTTCGTACACTGCCTCCTGAGAGCGCCTTCTTTCTGTCCTGCACCGTTAGAAGTATAGGCTGGTATAGATGCAATCCTGTGGCCGGTGGTGTTGCTATTGTTCATCATATCCTCAAACAGGTTTCCATGACTACGCCTGTAAATAGGAATACCAGTATTCTCTTGCTGCCATTGTACCATGTACTCAAAATACTCGTAGGTTTCTTTTCTCTCCCGGCCCGGATCAGCGAAGATGGCTGCTTGTGGTTTTACCGGGAACATTCCTAATGATGCCATGAAATACATAGCACTACTCTGTACTCCAACTCCAAGAGAAAAAAAAGACGGGTTAGTGTTACTCATTAGGAATTTTCATCGTTTCAATTACCCTTTTATATCCTGTTAAAGCCTTGTCTAAAACATTATTAAACTCCCACCACCATTCGATACCCATTTTGTGGTGAA